TTTTTCTAAGGTATTTTCTATTATATGTGATTCGTTTTTAACAATCATATTTAAACATATAGATGCTGGTTTCTCAGTTATGATTAAATTCATATATTATATTGTATAATCTTTTTATATGAATTTAAACTTATAATATTAAATGTTGTTTTTTATTTAATAACTCTAAATAATCATTAAATTGGTTAAAATAGTCATAATAATTAATTCTATTTATATCTATTGAATTTATTCCAAAAGGCTCAACTATTTGTATCATTGCAACACCTCTATAATGTAAATTGTGAAAATACTGTATGTTAATTTTGTCGCTATAATTTAACAGTAAATAATAAATAAATTTCCACACATCTCCAGTCCATTCTTCTCCATATTTAAGAATACCATTTTCATAATAATGTAATTTAGGAACCTTTAATTGTTCATTATAATTTAAAGGAATGCAATCATCGATAAAAATAATTCCACCATTATTTAAGTGTCTTAAACTATTATTAAAATCTCTTACAACGTTTTCACAATGATGCATTCCGTCAATAAAAACGGCATCAAATTTTTCATCCATTTTGATTTTTGAAAAATATTCATCTGATGTAAGCTTAACAATTGCATTATTATCAAATTTAGGGTCAGGATCTACTCCAACTTTATTTATAAAATGCGTATTATTGAAGGTATAACCATATTCAACTCCTATTTCTAAATATTTATCTTGCTTGTCAGTGAATGCATTTATAATTTCATGTCTTGAAACAAATGTCGTGTTATATGTTATTTTATTTATATTTGCATTAATAATTTCGTAATCACTTGTTGATAAATAACACAATTCAAAATATTTAATAAGATTTGTTATTGATTCATCTACTAATGTATGACACTTCATTCTATCAAATCCAAGAGCATCCATTTTTTTCCATAAATATTCAATGCTACATTTATTTTCAATAACAATAAAATCATTGCGTGGATTGGAATATAATTCCGTTATATAATCAATATTTTTTATAAGACTATCTAAACCAATAATGCAAAATTGTTTGTCATAATCGTTATTAACTAACAAATTGCAATAAACGTGTTTATATTTCATTGGATCTCGTTTCCAAATAATTGTATGATCATTTAAATATTTTTCATCTTCATATGCATTTAGATTACGCATAACATTGTGGATATCAAATTGTTGATAATATAATGGGCTAATATAATTTGGTCCAATACGATTTATTTCGGCATTACGTATTAGTGAAAAATTATTATTTTCGTTGTTCATATATTGTATATATCCCATTTTATGTATTTTTGCTATTTTAGTATTCAAAGCGGTTCTTAGCAAAATTTCATAATCATCACATATTGGCAGATACTCGCAATAGTTTCCTATATTTATGAGTGTATCTCTTCTCCAAATTCTTGGGTGATTGGGACAACACACCAGATGACTTAATGTTATGTTATTAATATTAGGTGTTATATAAACATAAACCCATTTATCCTTATATTTTTGACAATAATAAGCACCATATCCTTTGCAAAGATGGTTTCCATACCAAAAGTTGTTTCCATTTTCATAAATGTTAATGAAATCCATGTATATAAAACCTACATCAGCATCCTTAGCAAATAGGGTAGCAGATTCTTCTAAAACAAATGGCAGAATCTCATCATCATGATCCATTTCTAATACATATTGACCTCTACATAAACTAATTGCCTCGTTTTTGACATTTCCAATGAATCCATTATTTTCAAATCGTCTATATAATCTGACACGATGGTCTTGTGTTAGTTTATCTCTTAAAAATGCAAAATTTTTCTCGTCAGGAGAATCATCCATAATAACCCATTCCCAGTTCTGTAATGTTTGTTCTTTAAGACTATTATATGCTCGCATAATTTTGTCAAATGAATTAAATGTAGACGTAAAAATGGAAAAAATGGGTCTAAAATCAGACCTATTCATGCTACAATTAACAATAAATTTGTTATTAACTAGTTCGTTAAATGAATTGATGGCGTCAATATTAGATAGACAAATGACTCTATTAGATAAACTAGATTGGTTAATAATATCTGTATAATCATCTGCATTTCCAAATAAAACTAACAAAGAATAAGTTTGTTTAAATAACTTATTTAATTGTTCTTTTTTATTAATTATATTTAAAGTGCATTGTAATTGTGATGCATTCTGCTTTAAAAAAGTGTCAATGTGATTATATATCTCGTCCCGAAAAAACAATACCAGCGGATATTTCATAATAATATTACTATTAAAATATTTTTAAATACTAATTTATTAATATTTTATTTTTTAAAACTCAGGAGTATGTTTTTTAAATAAACACCCTTGTGGAATTAAATTTCTTACATCACCAGTGACAACTTGAGGGTTTTGATGATCACAATTGGTCATCCATATTTTAACAATACAGAAATTTTTTTTAGGAGAAATGGTGATCCCTGTAACACAATTAACAAATACCGCATTTGTACTAATAGTTTCTCCGACTAAAATATATGTAAGGTCTCTCCAAACCTCATAAACATTTTTGTTAGATACTTTATAAGAGAAGCAACCACCATTTCTATTTTGAGGGTCTTCCCACATAGGTGTAATTCTGTCTTTCATAATAAATAACATGCAATTCTTAACTAAACTTTCTGGCAAAGACTTAGTAATTGCAATTGTATCTTCAACACTATTGAACTGATATAATTTTTTATAACTAGTGGCAGTCCAGTCAGAATCTTGTGGCAAATGTGCCCACAAATTCCACTTATTATTTAATTTATGAAATTCAGGAATTGGTTCTAAAGTACTTGCAGTATCCATTTGCGAGGGTACCATTATAGTTATAATGTTATGTTTTTTTTAAGTGATTTTTCTTTAATATAATATACGAGTGGGTCGGGAAATTCTGCGAATTTTACGGAATTTTTAATTTTCCGTATTTTACGGAATTTCCTTGACGAACAAAATTTCCCCAAAGTTCGAAAGTTTTTTGAATTTTGGACATTTATTTTTGTCCATTTTTGGAAAATGAAAATACTTTTTGGAAAAAATATGCAAAAAATCGGGTTGTGATTGAAATGCTCTAAAATACCAAAAGCATTGTAAAAATTTGTTACGATAACTTTTTTGCGTTTTTATTGCGAATTATTTAGCAACTTTTTTTGTTAACTAAAAGTAAACAAAATGTTAACAAAAAGTTGCGAAAAAGTTGCTCCAAATTTTTACTGCGAAGATTGTGACTATATTACGGATAGGAAAAGCAGTTTTAACAAACATTTATTGACAGCAAAACATCAAAAGTTAACAAAAGTTAACAAAAGTTGCGAAGAAAGTTGCGAAAATCAACCAACCACTTTATTGTGCGATAATTGTTCAAAATCATTTAAGTCACGTGTTGGAATATGGAAACACAAAAAAATGTGCATAACTAACAATGAAGAACCAAAAACAATCGATAACGAACTAATTATGACACTTATAAAAGAAAATACCGAATTCAAAAATATAATTCTTAAACTAATTCAAAATGGAACATCCAGCAACATTAATGCAAATAATAACAATGTAACTACCAATAATATAAAAACATTTAACCTTAATTTTTATTTAAACGAAACATGCAAAGATGCTATAAACATTTCTGATTTTGTTAGTTCAATTAAGGTTAATTTAGAAGATTTAGAAAATACAGGGAGACAAGGATATATACAAGGCATTTCAAAGATATTTATGAAAAACTTGAATAATTTAGAACATCATTTTAGACCCATTCATTGCTCTGACTTAAAACGAGAGGTTTTTTATATAAAAGATAATAATGAATGGACTAAGGAAACTGAAGATAAACCAATACTAACAAAAGCAATTAAAACAATTGCAAATGAAAATATTAAACAAATTAAACTTTGGAGAGATAAATATCCGGATTGCACAGATGCAGATTCAAAGAAAAATAACTTATATTTAAAGATTGTTAGTAATTCAATGAATGGATTAACTGAAGAAGAAGGTCATAAAAATATAAATAAAATAATAAGCAATGTAGCAAAAGAAGTAATAGTAGATAAAACGAATTTTACAATATGAGTATTTATTCTAATTTATCAAACTCATCTTCAAAATTATCACTTAATGCATCTGACTTATTTTCTTGATTTTGTTCATTATTAGTAGTATTTGTTAGTTTAACAATTTCATAGCTATCTTGTTTTACAATAATTGCATCTAACTCATTTAATTCCACCGCATTTACATTATGGTCTAACAAATGCAATATATATTTAAAGTTTTCATAATCAATATTTTCTATGCGCATCTTACTACGCAAATAAGATTTAAAAAATGCAGAATCAATTGTAGTACCAATTATATAAAAATTATCCTCATTATCTTTTAATTTTATTTCGTATTCATTTCCATTATAGTTCAATACAATATTTAAAAACCTTATAGATGACTCTACAAAATCAATAGAATTTATAAGAGACTTCTTACTAGAACAAAGATGTTTATCAATATAGATATTGTCTTTTGGGTCATAATCGTGCAACGACACGGTAAACAAATCATAATCATCTGGTTCTAATATGTCTGTCTCTAATATGTCTGTCTCTAATATGTCTGCAACTCCTTGTTTCAAAAGTCTAGTTTCAATTGGTAAACCGTTTTTCTCAAATGAAACTGTTACATATGGTGTAAAATGGGGTTCTTCATTGTAGCCAATGTATGATAACATGTTTTCAAATAGTTGATGTATATATGGTTGTAAATACATGTTAAATTTAATTTGAGCCAAACTAAAATAATATATGCAATTATATGAAGCAATTTGTAACTTTGGTTTTAACATCAAGCTCATTTTATTATAATTTACAATAGCTGTATTTAATATTTTTTCATAACTATCTAAATATTTATCATCTGAAATGACATTATCTACTAACATAAGTATAGTAAACCATAGTGGTAATGAACCTAAAAATAAACAAATATATATGAACATAATATACTATATTATATTCATGTATTTAAATGATTTACATAAATTGTTTATCTAATAGTAACCATATATTATCCAAGCTAAATCTTTCAGATTATCTTTATGTGTGTTGAATAAACTAACAATGTTTACAGTTAAATTGTTTTTGTAGATTTCTTTAAATTCATCTGAAAAATACCAAATATTTTGTCTATCAAATATAAAATTATCATCATATTTTAAACCATAATTATTTATTCCTATTGTTCTTGAATATGAAACAGCGTTAAGTTCAGTAAAATACTGATTTGATTTAACAAGACTTGCAACTATTTCTTTATGCATATTTTTTACTAATTGTGTTGTTGACTATATTTATTTTTATTTCAATTTTTATCTTACTTCGTTTTTACCTACTAAAGTTATTGATATTGTGGGTCGCTTGAATAATCTGTTGGCGGTACAGGATCCAAAGGTGTATCTGAATAAGACACATCCATATATTTGTTAGTTGACCTAAACACTAAATTGCCATTATTTGTATTTGTGTTATTGCAATTATCACATTCAATATTTAGTTTCCCTGTTGCTGGATCAAGACCAAATACATATAAAAGTATTGCAACTATTACAGACATAAAAATAAACGGAATAAAAACAATGAGCCAAGATATTATTCCCATTCCTGATTGACATAATGCGTTCAAAAGTATTGTAATAATTATCATTATAATAGTTTTAAAAAATGCAGTATTATATAATCCCTTAAATGTATCAATAATGATTTGCGTTAGTGAAAATGCTACATATATTAATGCTGGGGCGCATAGATTTAACATATATTAAGATTAGAAAATATATCAGAAAACTACGTTTTCCTTCCAAGGTTTCTGTTTTCCGGCAAAGCCTTAAACCGTTAGAACCTTTCTTTATAAAGTCGTTATTTTAATTTTAATTAAAAATAGGTTCGCCATCCTTGATAACTCCTACTTTTTTTCCAACATCTCCATCAGCCAATACTTCATACAATATACCATTTTCTTCGCTTGTTGCATAATA